GAAAAAGAAGAAAGCGTTTAACGATGGCTAGATATGCCAAGAAATACGCAAAGATAAGAGAAGCCGTGTTTGGCAAGAAAGCAGAGCCAAGCCCAGTTGCTATCGAGGTAGAGCCAATTGTCGAGCAACCAAAGGTTGAAGAAGTTGTGATCGAGCCGAAAGTAGAAACAAAACCAAAGCCTAAACCAAAGCCTAAGCCGAAACCGAAGCCAAAAGCTAAGAAATCTACCGCTAAAAAGAAGACGACACCAAAGAAGGGCTCTTCTCGCAAAAAGAAAGAATAGCAGACTATTTACTAGAGAACCCAAGGAGGAACTAGTGAATGGCCTTACCAACGCTATCACCGGCTAGTCAGACTAGTGCTGTCATTTTAACGTCGACAGGAAGCATAGCAGCAACTGGAAACGGCGCTGCTAATACATCGCACTATCCATTTGGTATCTATGCCGATTCAACGTCCGCCCTATTTGACGCGAACTTTGTCTCAGGCGCATCAGATCAAGTTGCCTTCACCTATAAGAAGCTCGGTGGAGACATTCTCGATGTAGAGCTTACAGTCGGCAACATCTATGCTTCCTATGAAGAAGCAGCGTTAGAATATTCCTACCAGATAAACATTCACCAAGCGAAGAACGTTCTTTCCGATCTTCTTGGGATGTCCACGGGCACCTTTGACCACGACGGACACATGACCGGAGGAGACGCTTCAGGTTCTGCGGTAAACCTAGCTTTCCCTCGTTTTGAATATGGTTATGCAAAAAGAATCGCTGACGGCGTATCGGTAGCAGCTGGAGCCGGCGGTAATCAAACAATGTATTCAGCTTCTTTCAGTACAACGGGGGCTGTACAAGATTATGATCTGCAAACAATCATTTCCAGATCTGCTACAAATAATATAGACGATGCAACTGGAGACCCCGTTCCTTATGCCGGACTAGTGGGAAATAAGAAAGTCAGAATAGAAAGAGTATTTTACAAGACTCCGCAATCAATGTGGCGCTTCTACGGATACTACGGTGGCCTAAACGTTGTCGGTAACCTAAACTACTACGGCCAGTTCTCAGATGATACAACATTTGAGATTATCCCGTCATGGCACAATAAACTACAAGCAATGGCATATGAAGACCACTTATGGACGCGACTATCTCATTACTCATATGAAATCCATAACAACAAACTTCGGTTATTTCCAACGCCAGACGGCTTCGTAGCGAATATGTGGGTACAGTTCTCTATAGACACTGACGGCTGGACTGAAGATGCAGATAGAAAACACGGTGTTGATGGTATCAACAATATGAATACTTTGCCATTTGATAACGTACCATACCAGAATATTAATGCTATTGGCAAGCAATGGATTAGAAACTACGCTTTAGCGCTCTCTAAGGAGGTTTTAGGCCAAGTTAGAGGCAAGTTCGGGTCTATACCTATTCCGGGCGAATCTGTGACCTTAAACGCCTCTGACCTGCTCTCACAAGCAAAAGACGAGCAAACCGCACTCAAGGAAGAACTCAAGACAGTTCTCGACGAAATGACTTACAAAGCATTGGCAGTTAAAGATGCTGAAATGATGGAAGCAACAGGAAAGGTCCAAGGCCAAATACCTATGTTGATCTTCCAAGGATAGGGGGCTCTATATGGGTAACGAATGGGAACAGCCGGCCTCCCCGCCACCGCCTCTCTTCTTAGGCAAGAAAGAAAGAGATCTCGTAAAGCAAGTCAATGACGAACTGATCGAGAGAGTAATAGGACAAACTATTGCTTACTACCCAATAGATATCGAGAGAACAAACTTTCACGACTTATATGGCGAGGCACTAACTAAAACTTTTCTTCCACCAGTCCGTGTCAATGCTCTTATTGAGTTTGACGGAATCACTACAAAGTATAGTTCGAACATCGGCTTAGATAAAGAGTCCAGCATTACTATTCATTTCCACAAACGTAGATTAACTGAAGACCAAGATCTTTATGTTCGCGAAGGAGACTTTGTTCTCTATGGCGACATTCTTTATGAGATCGTAACACTTTCAGAGCCAAAACAACTATTCGGCCAAATCGATCACAAGCTAGAAATCTCAGCTAAGTGTATCAGAGCAAGAGAGGGACTATTCGATGCCTCCTAATTACGACTACACAGAAATAGAGAACGCAGACGAGAACATAGAAGAGATTGCTTTTATGCCTTCAACTCTGGAAAACATTGATCGGGCTATGTTTGCGTTTGCGGAAGGAGAACTAGACCTCCACGTCAATACAAACAAAGGCTGGAAAAAGGTTCCTATCCTTTGGGTCTCGGCCGAAAGGTCTTTCCAGATCAAAGCAGACAAAGATCTCCGAGACTCCACTGGCGTTTTAAAACTTCCATTAATGACAATAGAAAGAACAACAGTCGAAAAGGATCCCGGCTTCAAAGGCACGTTCCAAGCGCATGTTCCAGATTCAGGCGAGGTAAGAAGAATAACCATCCCAGCAGGAAAGACAATCCAGCACGAAAAAACATCAAACTTTCGCAATGCCTTTTCTGCTCGGCAGTACGGGACATCAGGCACACCAATTGTCGGCCACGGACAACTAAACTTTCCATCTTCGAAGGCAAACAACAGCAGAGTGGTGTTTCAAACCAAATACCTTCCAATCCCTGTCTATGTAAAGGTAATGTATTCTTTAAAAATTAGAACAGAATACTTACAACAAATGAATGATATTTTCCAGCCCTTCATCACGAAGACTGGACAAATGAACAACTTCTTTATCACCCACGAAGGTCATCGCTATGAAGGCTTTATCGAGGGCTCCTTTGGGCAGAGTAATAACGTTGCTGAACTTGGAGAAGAAGAAAGAAGTTATGAAACAGAAATCCAACTAAAGATCCTCGGCTATTTAATGGGCGAGGGCGCAAACGACAAAAAGCCAAAGATCTCAATAGAAGAGACCATCGTTGACGTAAAAATTCCAAGAGAAAAAGTTATGGTCGGCGACATAAACACCTTCCTCAGCAAAAATGACAAGGGAAAGGGATTTTACAGAGAGTAGGGTATTTGCCTCGTCTCTGTACTATTTACTAAGTGAAAAGGCTCATGTGGTTTTTATTAAGGAGACAATAGTATGTCAGACGCCAAAAAATTTAGATTTGTATCACCCGGAATCTTCTTAAACGAAGTTGACCAATCCCAGATTCCAGAGGAGTCCGAAGCGACTGGACCGGTCATCATCGGCCGTGCAGAAAAAGGCCCCGGAATGATCCCCGTGAAAATCAATACCTTCTCTGAGTTCGTCGAAATATTCGGCGCTCCTATCGATGGCAAAGGCGGTGTCGATGATCTTTGGCGAGACACAAACCGTTCATCTCCAACTTACGGCGGCTACGCAGCACAAGCTTACTTAAAAGCAGGCGTTGGTCCCATTACTTATATTCGCCTTATGGGCACTCAACACGAGTCAGCCACTTCTACCTCTGGCCAAGCCGGCTGGAAGACCTCTGGCACACTTACTACCTCTGTTTCTACAAACGGTGGCTCTTACGGCCTCTGGGCTTGGAAAGGCGGAACTCGACCAACTGGAACGCTTAAAGTTCTGTCCTTCGGCGCTTTGGTTGGTGGCGTACACCTAGGCCTCACGGCATCCTTCCAGCCACTCGACGGCGCAGCATGGACGGCTTCTGCCAGCGCTGGGGCTGCAACCGGACCCGGGGAGCAGTCGTTCTCTACGGCATCTGCCACACCCGCCGCCGTTGCAACAGCAATCGCAGCCTCAATGGAAACAGCAAGACTAGCAGGACTCAGAATCGCATCTGTAACCGCGGCAGATGACACTGTAACAGTAACTATGCCATATGCTACTTCCTCTGCTGACGGCATCTCTTTTACTGGCCAAATGATTACACAGACATCTGCTTCCACGACCGCAACAACTGGTTTCGTCGCGACATCCGCCACTGCCAACCTTGCTGCAACTTTCTACTTAAATGAAGGCCAGATCGAGTTATCTGGAACAGCAGCAGATGACACACCGAAACAGGATGCGGCATGTGTTATTAAATCAGACAGCGCCGGAAACTTTAAGGCTATTATCAGCAATAAAGACGGTGATGCAGTTGAAAACATCACATTTAGCATGACTGAAGGAAGCAGCAACTTCATTCGTAACTCGTTTAACACTAACCCACAAGCCGTCAATGCGACCATCGAAAGCGGAGACCTTCTTAAAACTTACTGGCTCGGAGAAACATTCGAGAGAGATATAGCAGAAGCTGGTTCTAATACTGGCAACTTACACGGTGTCATTCTTGGTATTGCATCGGGTAGCACTGAGGAAGGACCTTACGAGCAGAACATGCCTTACCGCGATGCACACTCCGGTTGGTTCTTTTCTCAAAACACTTCGGCCGATTTAAGTGCATACACTTACGCAGGTCAAGACAAACTATTCAAATTCGTCGGCATTAACGGCCATGGCGAATGGCTACACAAGAACGTGAAGATTTCGCTCTCCAACATCAAAGCATCTTCCAACGATAACAACCCATATGGAACCTTTGATGTCGTTCTTCGTAAAGCCTCCGACTCAGATCTTAAACCAGTCGTACTTGAGCGCTACTCAAACTGTACGCTCAACCCTGCATCTTTAGACTACTTGCCTATCAAGATTGGCGATATGTACCAAGTATGGGACGACACCGAAGATCGCTACAGAGAGTACGGAGATTATCCTAATCTTTCGAGCTACGTTCGTGTCGTGGTTAGTGAAGCAGTCTCTAATGGCGCTACTAGCCCCGCTATTCTGCCATTCGGCGTATTCGGGCCTCCTCGCTTTGAAAAGGGATTATTCTCCAGTGCATCATTAACTCTCGGCAACATCAAGGGATCGGGCTCTATTCCGGTTGACTTGGCATCCGCCGGCGTATACGCTGATGGTTACTACCACACCATGTCATGTGATTTCCCAACAGTTGGCATTCGCTCTACTGCAACCCAAGACGCATCCACAGCAGATACTAACACTCACTTCGGCTTGCATACAGGCAAATCGACCGCGGTTACTACTCCCGACGCAGGCTATGGTGATTACCTCGGCAGCTTAGGCGCAGACGTTATTACTGACGCTTCTTGGGGAGACACTTTCGGTCTGACCGGATACGGACAAGGAAAAGACGAACAATGGATCTTTACTTTGGACGAAATCGTCACAACTAGAGCATCATCGGGCGCCGTAACCGAAGCAACTTGGACATCTGGTTCTTTGGTTGCAGGAACATCAGACACCGGTGTCTCAAAGGACTACAAAACCATCCTTGACCGTAAAGTTAATCGTTTCACTTCTCCTATGTTCGGTGGCTTTGATGGCCTCGACATTACTGAGCGCGATCCTTTCCGTAACACTCTATTAGAGGGTACCACGGAGCTTAACAACTACGCGCACTACACGATTATGCGAGCAATCAATACTGTCGCAGACCCAGAGGTTATTCCTTGTAATATCATCTCTGTTCCCGGCCTCACTAATGAATCACTCACAAAGCACCTAATCGATGTTTGTGAGACTCGTGCAGACGCACTCGGCGTCATCGACGTTAAGGGTGGATTCCAGCCTCGTCATGAGTCTAACAGTGCAATCTCGTCTAGGCAAGGTAACTTAGCTAATGTCCTTTCGAATATGAAGGCTCGTAACTTAAACAACAGTTACGGCTGTGCCTACTACCCTTGGGTCACCATCCGTGATGACGTCAACGGTTCCTTTGTGAAAGCGCCACCATCGGTTGTTGGTCTAGGTGTTCTTGGAAACACAGAGAAAGCAGCAGAAGTTTGGTTCGCTCCCGCAGGATTCAACAGAGGCGGCCTATCTCAAGGCGCAGGCGGTGTTCCCGTCCTTAGCGTTGAGACAAAGCTTACCTCACGTAACCGTGATGACCTCTATGATGTCAACATTAACCCAATCGCAAGTTTCCCAGCAGAAGGCCTCGTTGTCTTCGGCCAGAAAACGCTACAATCAACACGTTCAGCGCTTGATCGCATCAATGTCCGTCGACTCCTCATCTTTACGAAGAGAGGTATCAGCGAGATTGCAGCATCAACGCTATTCCAACCAAACGTCCAAGACACTTGGAACAGCTTCAAGAGCCGCGCAGATAACTTCCTCGCTGATGTTAAAGTAAGGTTCGGTGTTGATGACTTCCGCGTCGTCCTTGACGAAACAACCACCACACCTGATTTAGTCGACCGCAACATTATGTATGCCAAGATCTTTATCAAACCAACCCGTGCTATCGAGTTCAT